TATGTCCAATTGTATACCAAGGAACATCATCTATAGCCTTTGCAAACCAATTAAAAATTCCTGCCACAAGGTTAGATGTATCTTGTCCTGCTGCATAGAAATCCCCGATTGCAAAATCTTTAAATATCTTTCTAACAGGTTCAAGTGCTTTCTCTATCTTATCAGCCCAAGCAACCGCTGAATTTTCCATATTGGCAAATGCTTTATTCCATGCCGCTTCATAATCAGCCGCCGCCTTAGCGATATCATCTGTCAAATCAATAGTGCTACCGCCGCCACCGCTTGAGCCTTTGCTTGAGCTTGTATCGTCCTGTAATTTATTTATTTCATCAAATCCCATAAGGGATAATGTAGCTTTCTTAGCTGAATCAGCTACATCTTGGTAGCCGTCTGAAATATCTTCTAAGCCGTCTGATGTGTCTTTATAGCCACTTTGTCCGAAGCTCTCAAAGTCAATCTTAACCCCCATTAAAGAAGCAAGGTTGACTAATAATCTTTTGATTGCAATAGTTACTCCGTTTACTATCGGCATAACCTTTGAAAGAATTGGGATAAATAGCTGTCCTGCTACCATTCCTACCTCTTTCATATTGTTGTTGAACTGGCGTAACATATTACTTGGGCTGTTAATCGTATTAGCTAAATCGCCCCAAGATACTTTTGATTGGTCTAATATTGCTAACACTCTTAACTGTTGTTTTTCCATCTGTGTCATTTCTGATACAGACTTAGAAATACCTAAGTTATAAGCATATGTCGCTAATGTAGCATTAGTAATATCAATACCATATTTATACAATGCCCTTGATTGACCGATTAAGCCGCTTTGTAAGTTCTGTGCTACTGTTGAATAGTCCACATTAAAAAGTGAGCTTATATCGCCTGCAAGCATTGTCATTGACTTTGTTATTGCCGTTGTTGCTTCGCCTGTCTGTCCTAATGAATTAGTGACAGAAGCTAACTGTGAAGCGTACTGTGTTATCTCTTGTATGTTAAGTCCTAAGTTCTTTGCTCCACTTTCTTCAAGTAAGCCACCTTGAACATTGACTTTTAAGCCAGATAGTTTTCCAAGAGTATCATTTACTCTGTTCTGAAAACTTTCTGCGTATGCCGTAGCGTTATCATATCCGTACTTTTCATAATCCTTATCCCATTCTGAACCGATTTTACCAAATGCAACTGCTTGATAGTTAAACGCTTCAATGTAATCTGTTGTTGATTTAATAGCTTCTACAAGTTTCTTACTGCCACGAATTACCATAAAATAAGTTGCATAAAACTTACCTATTGCGCTTGCCAAGCTCCAACTGCTTTTAGTTGCTGTTCTAGCACTTGTAGAAACGCCATACAGCGACTTTTGAAGTGAGTTTGAAGAAGTACCCACCTTGCTACCTTGACTAGCAAGATTAGCCAATGCGTTAGTCATTTGAATAACATTCTGGCTTACTGTTGGCGCTCTTGATAGCGTTGTCATTAAGCCATTTAGAGCATTGCCTAGCTTTGGAATGTTTACAACGGCGTTTTCTATACTCTTACTGCCTAGCTTACCAAGTGACTTTGCAAATTCTGTGACCTGTGTTGCATTTTGCGGAATAGCTGATATGCTTGCAACTGCCTTTGTGACAGCTTGAAGTGATGTAGCTGTGTTAGTTAGTGCAACTGAATCAACAGAACCTATCTTTGTGATGTTCTTAGCAAGCCTTGTAAAATCTGCTGTCCCTGCGTTCATATTCTGCATAGCAGAACCTAACTGACTAACACCACTCGCAAGACCGCTTAGTGATGAACCATTCACAGTCGCAAGTGATGTTGACAGCCTTGTAAGCTGATTTATCAGTTTATCGACGGAATTAATAGCTTTAGTGGCAGTACCGGTAATTTTGACTTCTAATGAATCTAATTCCACGCTTATACCTCCGGCTTATCATTTTTAGGGTGCGTTAAATCCCAGTTTGCTTTGCGTATTTTCATATTCAAGACAAACTCTTCTCTCTTTCTTTGTATTTCATCTTCACTGTTCTCTTTTTTGTTAATATCTCTATAAATAGGCTTATCTGGGTATTCAAGCTCACCTTTACCCCAAGCACCACTTCTAACACCTATCTTGATTGCCGGGAGTATGTAACTACCTATCGCAAGCCATATATCTGAATCCATTCGTTGTCTTTCAAGTTTTTTACCCTCTACAACAGCCCATAGTTTTTTAGGTGTCATTTTTAGAAAATCTGAATAACTAACGCCTAGCGAACTGGCTAAGACAAAGTATTCTTCCCAGATTATTTTGTGGAAGTCTGCTTTTTCTTGTGGTCCTGTGGAACTACTGTCGGCTTCTTCTGTTCCTGTGTCGCTTCTTCCACATTGTTCGCCATTTCCTCTAACATCGCTGTTATTCCGCTCAACTCGAAAAAACCGTCATCTTCCATCGCTTTCTTGATTTCTTCAAACAATGTTCTATATCCGTAACTTTTATCTGTCTTTCTCTTCTCTGTAATATATGATCTAGTGAGTTCCTTTGCTTCATCCATAGTTACAGGGTTATTGTCAATACAGCCTGCATAAATGGCTAAAATGCAAATCTCTGGCACATCTGCTGTCATATTTGCTAGCCCATCAAAAGAAGCCTGTGCAACACTCTTATCTGTCTGTACAAGTAAGTAAGAACCATTAACGACAGAAAACATTTTCTGTACTATCTCTTTACACTCTGCTGCGCCAAAAGAGAACTCAACTTTGTATTCTTTTCCGTTTACATTAATATTCATCATAATTTTTACCCTTTCCCACCCTATCGTCCATATAGGGAAAGGTGCGGATTTTACACCGCACCTACCTTTTAAATTGATTATTCTGTTACATCATCAAGATATGATGTGTAGTCGGCTGTTTTGGCGTTTGTGCCACCAATCGACACAGCCTTTGATTTAGTCGATTGGCTCATCATTCCCCCGATGTTGGCTCCACCTTTGTGTCTGTTCCTACCATATCCTCAATAATAAGGTTGATAGCCATTGTAAGAAGCCCGTTCTGCTCTTTACTTGTGATTGGTAACTTTGATGGTGGTTGTGCTACAAAGAACTCTGCGTCTGTTATGCCCGGAGTAATCTCCTGAAACCACATTCTCTTACCGCCTGTTAATCCATTGTATGCTGTAATAAGAGTTTTCCATTCTTCAATAGTTGCATCTGTCTTATTAACTGTTACTGCAACTGTATCTGTGACTGTATCTCTGCCTGCAATGTTTCTTGCCTGCTTATCTTCAAGTGCTGAAGCGTCTATCGCTTCTGGTGTTACTGTAATTTCATCAATAGAATTAATTCTTGTAAGTAACTTGAATGATGTTGGCTTTGTGCCTGCTGTTGTTTCAACTCCATAAGAGAAAGTAACGCCCAGTGTACTTAATCCTGCTACTGCATCTGTCATTGTCTACCTCCTAAAAATTTGTAAAAAAATAAGAGCATTTCTGCTCTTTGTTACAATAATCTGTCATTTGCTCCGATTAACCGCCTAAATCGTGCGGTACTCTTATGTACTTTATTACTGATTGAGAACTCTGGCATTGGTGCGCCTTGGAATCTCATTGTCTTGAATGTATCTGTAATTACTGCCATAACCTTGCGACAGTCAGACTTGCTTGTGTTAGTTGTAACATCTACTTGAAATGTTGCTAACAATGCGTTAATTGTCTGTCCGTCAAGCGTTTGTCCTTGTTCTACTGGTGATAGCAGATGAATGTATACTGTTGGGAACACCGCTTGACCGCTGTTTTCTCCCTCGTTTGTTATAACTATCTTCGGGTACGCTTTCTTTAATTGTGTTAGGGTTTTAGCCTTGACAAGTGCTGTGACTGTGTTTTCAAGGTCTATCGCCCAATCGTTTGCATTTGCCATTAACTAAACACCTCTTTTGCTATCTGCTTATACTGATTAACAATTTCCATTGTGGCATTGTACATAGGCATTGTAGCTTTAACGCCGTGCGTGTAGTGCCATTGATTATCATTACCTAAGTAGTACCAACCATCTTCAAATGCGTGTATTTGCCCTGGGTATGTTCCTACGCCCAAGCCGAAATCATTAGCCTTTGGGTTTTCGTTACCGCTGTTGTAGTAAATACCTGCGCCAAATTCAATCGCTAATAGCGTGTAAAATGGTTCTCTATCTTCTACTTCAACAGTTTTACCGGTAGCAATTAAAATAGCTTGGTAGCCATCTTGAATAGGTTTTTTGTCAACTCTCAATGTTACTGTCCTGCCTAATGGGCTTTCATTAACACTCATAATTGCTGCTTTGTCGCCTAATTCTGCTAGTCGTTCAACAAGCAGTTCACATTTATACTGCAAACTCTGCTTATACTGTTGTAGCTGTCTGATAGCTTCATTTACGGACT